TGCTTTTTGGTTTGTAGTGTTTGTTCCAGCATGTAATTCACTAGAATTAAATATGACAACCCTATTTTCTTTAGAATTAATTTTTTTTTTATCTTTTTTAAAAATTGTATAACCATCACAAGTGTTTAAATAAAAAACAGCAGTCTTATTATTTTTAAAAGTAGAATCAAAGTGATAACCACCTTGAATTAATTTTGCATTATATGGATTACAATTTGCTTTTGCTCTTGTCAAAGAACCAACTTTTAATTTTCTAAATATATCTTTTAATAACCAATACCAATCTGAGTTTTCTTTTAAATCTTCATAGAACAAATGTACGAATTGAAACTGATCTAACATTTTTTCACTTTTTTTATCGCCTATGGGATAATCTTTTCCATTTTGGAAATAATATGGAAACATTGTATTAGCTGTTAAATTCCATTTTAGTTTTTGAAAACTTTCTAATGGTAAAAAATTATCAATTACTTTAACCATCTTTAGCCATTTCTTTTGGTATTGCTTGAATATTCCAATGTATAAATCTAAATGGTTCTTTACCGTGATCAACTGTAAATTCGTGTTCTAGAAAACCAGGAAATATAATTAGGCTTCCAGGTTTTACTTTAAAATTTACTAATTCTGTACCACCATATATGCCTTTAGCATTTTTTAATTTTAATTTAGTTGTTCTGGCTCCAGTTCTTGGCTCGTGAAATAATGGAAAAGATGTTTTTTCACTTGCTTTTAAAAAATAAAAACCTGATACATGTTGGTTCCAATGAATATGTGCATTATGATGACCACCACCATTTTTAGCAAACTCTTGTACCCACATTTCACTAAACAAAGTTGTATATAAATTCATATCATAACCTTGATGATCTAAATATTCCCAAGATTTTTGACCAATATAATTTCTAAAATCTAAAAAATCATTATCTTCAGTAAGTGGTGTTGAATGATAACTTGTACCAAAGTCACCATTTTTTTTAATATAATCTTTTTCTCTTTTTTTGGCTTCTTTAATATATTTATTACTTGCTTTATTTAATGACTTTACATATTCAGGTTTATCTTCTGACCAAATAGTTGTCCAAAAATAATTATTAATATACATTTTATATAAATGGGTTCCCTATATTCCAAGCTACAAGACTGTATCTAGTTCCTGAAGTCACTGGTTTTACTCTGTGCCATATAAAACTAGGAAATACAATAATTGAACCTTTTGTTAATATCTCTTTACATTGTATTCTGTGTATAGATTCATCTCTCATATTAGGAGAGTAATTTCTAAAATCAAATTCAAGTTCTCCACCAGTATATTCTGAACTATCTGTTAGTTGACAAGTCATTGATAATTTTCTTATCTTACCATGATCAGGTGTTCCAGGTTTATCATAAGGTTTATCCCAGCTATCACAATGCCAATCATAATATTGACCTAACTTATATTTTGTAAATTGACATGATTCTGTTCTATCCCATTGAAAATTCCAACCAGCTTTTTCATTTGCTTCTTTTACATAATTTTGTATTTCTTTATAAATCCAATTTTCACTTAACCATACTAAATCAGATTTTCTTTTTCTTTGTAAATTTTTTATATCTTCTTTACTTAATTTTTTTTGTTCACTAAAACCACCAGTAAGAGCCATACTTTCTTTTTGGCTATTGGCATAATGAATAATATGATCACAAAATCTATGAGATAATGCAGATTTAAAATAATAATAGTGATTAGCAATATTCATAAGTTATTTTCATTACACTATTTAATTTATCTTTTTGATTATTAGTTATAAAATAATAAAGATTGCTAGGAAAAATAATAAATTTATTATTTGTTAAAGAAATATCCCAGCTTCTTCCTGCTCTTCTGTTATCATTATAATAAATTCTAACTGAACAATTTTCTACATTTACTCCATATAACATAGTGTAATCAGGAGAGTTTTTTAAATCAACTTCATTTACATCTTTTTCTGGAAACGAACTTTCTTGTGGTTTAAAATTATAACCAACTGTAAGTTGATTAATCAAACTAAACCCATATTCACAAAGTATATGTTCTCTTAAAAAAGTATTTAATTTATCCCAATCTCTTGAAAAAGGAAAAGGACAATCTTGTATTTTGTGAATTAAAATATCTTTTTGTAATATATCTCGATCAATTTCAAACCCTTTCGGCATTTGAATTGTTCCATAATATAAATCTATTTGTGATAATATTTTTTTGTTAATGTCCACCATACATTAATATTTATATCTTATGCTTTATGATCTGTCAAATCCCATTGTTGATCAGTTTCATTCCATACTTGTTCCCAAGAATGTGTACCAGCATTATTTTGATTTTCTTGTTCTTCTGTTAACTCAGGTGCATCTCCTATTGGAGATTTCCAAGAAGCAGTTGAAATATCTTTTACCCAACTATTATGAGGTTTTTTTGGCCAAAAAATATTATTATCTTCGTCCCATTCATAACCAATACCTGCATAGTTTCCTCTAAATGCTTTTGAGTTATCGCCAGAGTTATGTGTATTATTTATTGTATTATAAGAAGTTTGAATCCACAT